CTTGTCCGCGAGAGTTCCGTGCAGAAAGAGCAGCGCATTCGCAGGCTGCAGAAAGACTATGCTGCATTCTGCGAGTATTATTTTCCGCACTTCCTGCAACTGCGCGACAAGGTTACGGGCGAGGTTATCCGTACCATCCACAATGCGCCATTCCACAATGCTGCAGCTGGCAAAGTAAAGAACACGCCTAACCTAAAGGCTGTGTTCAAGTGGCCGAGAGGACACGCAAAGTCAACGCACATGGACATCTTCACGCCGCTGTGGCTTATGTTCCAGCCGAAGAGGCTCATCAATTTTATGGTGCTCGTCGGCAAGTCCGAGGACAGTGCGAACAGACTCCTCGGTGATATTCAGGCCGAACTCCAGTACAACAAGCGCATCATAGCCGACTTCGGAAAGCAGATGTCAATGGGCAGCTGGACGGAGGGAGAGTTCTCCACCAAGGAGGGGGTATATTTCCTTGCATGCGGTCGTGGACAGTCGCCGCGTGGCCTCCGAAAGCGGGAGGCGCGGCCTGACTACATTGTCATCGACGACCTTGATGATGACGAACTCTGCCGTAACGAACGCCGTGTACGTGAACTCACCGACTGGGTCAAGGAAGCACTCTTCGGGTCGCTCGACGTGGGACGAGGACGATTCATCATGGTCGGAAACCTTATCTCAAAGACCTCCGTACTGGCTAATATCTGCAAGATAAAAAGTGTGCATGTATCAACAATATATGCCGTGGACAACGAGGGAAACCCCGTGTGGCAAGAGAAGTGGACAAAGGAAGAAGCACAAGGATTTGCCGAGTTCGTGGGCTACCGTGCCTGGAACAAGGAGATGATGCACAATCCTATCGTCGAGGGAACTGTATTTCGGCAGGAATGGATACGTTGGGCAAAACGACCGGCATGGAAAGACTTCTCCGAATTTGTCCTCTATATCGACCCGTCGTGGAAAAGCAAGAAGACCAACGACACCAAGGCCGCCAAGCTGTGGGGAAAGCACAAAACCTATCTTTGGCACCTGCGCGCTTTCGTGCGCAAGGCGTCTGTTGCTGAACTCGTCCGCTGGTGCTACGACATCTACGAATGGAGCCAAGAAATCGGCATTGCCATACGCTTTGCCATCGAAGCAAGCTTCATGCAGGATATTCTCCTCGATGAGTTCACCACGGAGGGAGAACTCCGAGGCTATCAATTGCCCATTACCGGCGATACACGCAAAAAGCCGGACAAGTTCCAGCGCGTCGAGGCCATCAGCCCGCTCTGGGAACGAGGCTTTGTCTATTATGACATATCACAGAAAGAAGACCCCGACATGCAGGCTGGAGTTGAGCAGACGCTCGCCTTCGAGAAAGGCATGGCAGGCAACGACGATGCACCGGATGCCGATGAAGGAGCTATCTATATCCTTCAGAAGAATACAAGACAACAAATGTTTTCACCGAGATTCGGCCGTCGGCCGACCTCAAAAAACCAATGGTAGCGCAAGTGAGTGCAAAGCCAAGCTTGTTTGAGCTGTGCCGAACGCGCCTACCTTCAATAAAATTAATGTTAATTATGTACAGACTTATTAAAGACATCATTTTCGGCATAAGATTCAAGCGTGCCGTAAAAAAGGCAGACTACTGCCACCATATCACCCATAGAAAGTATATGGTGCTTGTTATCAACAAAAAATTGGAAGTACTTTCCAAACAGGAGCTGAAGAAGTTTATCAGGGGTGGTGTTTTCAAAGAAGGCACAACCATAGCTGACTTGGAAAAGAAGGCTTTATACATCACATTATAATAAATGAATAGGTATGTTTATCACGAATGAAGATTACAAGGTCGTTATCGGAGAACAGGCGTTGAAAGTGGTTTCACAGGTCAGCGAAGAGAACCGAAGCAACGCCGAGACAGAAGCTATAGAAGAGATAGCCGGATATCTCCGCCCGAAATACGACACGGAGGCTGTATTCAGTGCCATGGGCAACCAACGTAACAAGCTCGTGGTAATGCGCGCCTGCGATATTGCCATCTACCACATGGCAGCGTCTACGCCGCAGAAGATGGGTATGGAAATACGTAAGGAACGCTATGAGCGGGCTATCAAGTGGCTGGAGGGAGTGCAGGCAGGAAAAATTGTGCCTGATTTGCCACTTGCTATTGATGAGAATGGCAACAGCGTAGGTCTGCCAATGAAATATGGAAGTCAAAAGAAACAAAGATACAACTGGTAACTATTATGGCAAAAAATACAAATAACAGAACACTGGTACATACTCCTTATGGCACACTGAAGCTTGCAAAAAACGACGCAAAGCAATTCAGGAAAACAGTCATGGAGTTGCAGCGGACTACGGACTCTCTCACACGCAAGGACATCGGCGACTGGCGCATAGCGTGGCAGATGGCCATCAATGTCGATAACCCGAACCGTCAGCGGCTATATGACATATACCGCGACGTGGAAGTCGACCTCCACCTATCCGGATGTATCCAGCAACGCGAGGGCTTCGTTTTATCCCGCTCGTTCAAATTGGTTAACGAGAAGGGAGATGAAGATACGGATGCTACAAAGTATTTCAATACGGCATGGTTCAAGCGGCTTATGAAATTTGCACTCGACGCCAATTACTGGGGACACTCCCTTATTGAGTTGGGTGAGCTGACGACCGATGCGAACAACCGGTTATGCTATGACGGGGTTACACTTATTCCGCGAAAGCATGTCATTCCTGAATACGGTAGGCTTGTGGCAAATTTGGGCGACGATTGGAAGTCCGGGAAAGACTATCGTCGTACTCCATTTACAGAATGGCTTATCGAGGTGGGACAGCCGGATGGGCTTGGTCTTTACCTAAAAGCAGCAACACAGACGATTCCTAAAAAAAACACATTGGCATTTTGGGATACTTTTGCGGAAATATTCGGAATGCCAATGCGCATTGCACGTACAACGACGCGGGACAAGAAGGAAATGGCCGAAATGGAAAAGATGATGTCAGACATGGGTACCGAAGGTTGGGCTATCTTCCAGCAGGGAACGGAAATAGAAGTGGTGGAGTCCAAGAAAGGTGACGCTTTCAATGTCTATGACCGCCGTATAGACCGTGCGAATTCCGAACTGTCGAAACTCATCATCGGACAGACTATGACCATTGAGGACGGCTCTTCCTTATCTCAGTCAGAGACACATTTGGAGGTATTCCAAAATCTCGTGGAGGCAGACTGCGACACCATCAGGGACGTAGTAAACAACCAGCTCATACCACGTATGATACAGCATGGCTTCCCCTTGCAGGGGATTCATTTCGACTGGGACTACAGCGAGGATTACACGCCAGAGCAGCAGGTGGCATACGAGCAGCTCGTACTGAACAACTACGAGGTAGACCCTTCTTATTTCGAGGAGAAATACAATATGCCAGTGGGTGAACGTCGGAATGTGGGATCGTCAACTGGTGAAAACGGAAAGAATAAAAATTTGAAGAGATTCTTTGATACTCTCGATAGATTGATGAAGGATAATAATGTCGAGGATGTGGAACGCATTCTCTATGGTTCCCACACCCCTTTTTTCGACTGAGCCCCTCTGACTATGAGGGGCTGCATCAACGCTATGCTGGAATAGTCGGCACTAATCATCTTCAGAAGACGTTCAGCCGGGAGGAAGAAGTACGGAAGGAATTATCTGCTTTGTTCGAGGGAATGATGAAAACGCTTTATAAGGTTGAAGGTTCCCAGTTCCAAATCGACATACTGGAAACTCCGAAGGTGCAGGAATTCATCGGGACGCATGCTGCCGCATTGGACGCTTCCTTTCAAAAGATAGATATGTCCGACACTATGCGCCGTCGCCTCGAACGCTCCAACTACATTTTTTCCGGCATGAAGACTTTTCACGAACTCAATGAGGCGTTCCCATCACTCCTTGATGAGAACGGCAATCGAAAACCGTTCGAACGGTTTTTGAATGACGTTCAAAAGATAGATGATACTTACAACAGGAATTACCTGCGCGCCGAATACAACTTCGTGCAGGCTTCTGCACAGATGGCAGCCAAATGGGAAGGCTTCATGCAGGACGGAGACCGTTACAACTTGCAGTATCGCACTGCCGGAGACAAGAAGGTGCGTCCGGAACACGCTTCCCTCGACCGGGTAACACTCCCTATAACCGACTCGTTTTGGGAGTCTTATTATCCGCCCAATGGGTGGAACTGCCGTTGTACGGTCGTGCAGGTTCTCAAAGACAAATACCCTGTTACACCACACGATGAAGCCATGGCTCGCGGCGAGGAAGCAACAGGAAAGGATACAAAGGGCATATTCCACTTCAATGCAGGAATGGAACAGAAGTCCGTGCCTGACTACAACCCCTACACCATACGACGCTGCAGGGATTGCGATATAGCCAAAGGAAAGCTCAAACTTGCTTTCATTCCAGACAATGAACTCTGTGCGGCATGCCAGCTTGTAAGGAAATGCTACGGCGACAAGACAAAGTCGCAACGCACTATTGAACGCACACATTACCTGCATGAAATGCAACCGCTGCTCAAGGTGAAGCATGAAAAAACTTCCAGTGAAGGAACGATTAAGGTGGGTTTCTCTACTTATGGGAACAAACACCTCTTCTCCGATACGTTCGGACGCTCGAAGGTGCTTAGAAAAGAGGATCTTGCCTCTTTGGGTGAAGTATTGGAAAAGGCCGTGTTCATAGAATCTTCACCGCTTACGCATCCAAGAACCGACGGCATAGACTGGTTCTATTATTACGAAGGAGAAATCAGGGGACAGAAAGTAAGGCTCAATGTGGCAAGAAAGGCAGACCGAAAAAATAATGGATTTATACGTAAAACATATTTCCTGTATTCTGTAAATGACATATAAGAAAGCGTATCGGGCGATAGTTTGGACTCAAATGCCAGGTCATCATTCCCGATACGCTTGTATGATTACATCAAAGGTGGCGGTTAGGTCTAAAATGCCAGAGTGCCATTCTCTTCAGTGCTTTAGTACTGCAAATATACGAAAAAATCCGTTACTTCCAAGCAAAAGCAGCGGATTTTTTGTTTTTAGCCTCGTTTTTTCGTTCAGAGGCTCTTGATGACCACACATTGGTAGCTTTCTATGTTCTCGATTATCTCTTCGTGATTGTGGTTCGTCCGACTTTCTACCAGGTCAAATTCCATGAATGTCTCGCCTTCCATGCAGGTTAGTGCCTTGTGGATTTCCTCCAGCAGGTCGAATACTTTCAGGCTTTCTTCCTGCAACTCGCTACCGGTACTGAAGCTGCCCGTCCAGTCTGTCACCACGTGCAGGTTCACTATCGGTTCGGCACGGTATTCAACGCCGTTCTGAACAGCTTGCCACTGAATGGGGGCGAACTCTACGAATACCGCCGGACGCTCCCACTGCTCCTCCTGCTCGATGAACTCGACATTGTGGTTCCACAAGTCAATATGCTTGATGGCTCCGCCGCTTACTGCCTTCAGCTTATCGCAGAGCATCTTGTACAGTTCCTTTCTCATTTCTCGTTTATCTTAAACTCAAAGTTGATATAATCTGAAATATTTTTCTCTATAATCTCTCTGACGGCTTTTTCAACCTCCGGGCTGGTGGCTAAGAACTTACGCTTCGGAATTTTGATGGTAGTACCGGCTTTCTTTAACGCCATGAATTTCCAGAACTCGGCTTCATCGGAAAGCTGCACCGTGCGTTTGTCATTCCTACGACTGCCGTCTTTCTTCCTACCGAATGAGCCTGTTGCATCATGGTACTTGCGCCAAAAGAAACGCTTCATCTTCGGTGTTACAATGATTTGACCGCCCTCATTATGAATAGCTGCGTAAGGTTCATTCGTAAAAAAGATAATGCTATTCTCCGTGGTACGGCTTTGAATACTCCTGCGCAGACGCCCAGTGTCAAGCAATATATGGCCATCTGGCCTCATGGGACTCTTGCGCCGCTGCCATGCCTCGCTGAAGAATGCCTGACGCTCGAAATTCTGATCGAACTCGTCAGCCATCTCCACGCGAATATCTTTGAGTATCCTGCTGAGTATCTTTCCTACTTCTTTCTTCATTTTTCGTCCTCAAAATCAAACAACAGAAGTGGACGCGGCGAAGAGGCGTTGTCTTTCCTCACTGTCACATCCACTTTTAGCATATTATACAAGGTTCGTTCTGATATTCCGTAGACAGGATATATATACCTCCGCCAGATTTCCCGGTTCGACAAACCTGTACGCGCCCATTTCTGATAGGTCGCGTTCACATCTGCAACGCGCTTCAGATAACTGACACCCCGCCGTCGCTCATTATCCACTTTCATAGCTTGTTTGTTTTTTGTTCATACTATAATACTATTGCCCTGTGTCGTAACTTAATCGACACAGGGCTTAAGGTCTACACTCCAGTATCTTCCTTCTTGGGCTCGACATAGAAGGTTTCATCCTGCGTAACCTGTATACCACATTCCGTCATAGCCTGCCTTATAGGAACTTCTACAAGTGATGGAGAGTCCGAAACCTCCATTGACACGTTACCATCACGATCAGTAAGCAGCTTATCCTTGGCAATCTCTTCTGTCTGGCGGATATAGTCTGGCAGTAAACGCTTAACAAGCTGCAGGGCACTTGCCCACGTGAAGCCTTTCAGCGTCTTCAATTTCGGTGTTCCAGTTCGGAAACCTATAACGCCGTGAGCCATTTCAAGGCTCTTCTTCTTGGAGAACAAATCTGCTTGGTTCTCCGTAGCAAAGGCCTGCAGAGTATCGAACGCTTTGTCCTTTTCCTCTGAGAGGGTTGCCAGTTTGTCGGCATACTTCTCGCGAAATTTAGCGCACTGCAATTCTATCTCTGCATTGATTTTCTGTATCTGCGCGTCGCTCTTGGCGTAGGTTGCGAACGCTTCATCGGCGGCTTCTCTGCTAACGCCGGTGATGATTACTTTTTTCTTTCTTGTTGCCATAGTTCTTTTGTTTTTATTGGATTATTACTAATATTAATTTTCAATTGTACTGTCTATTGGAACACAGATAAATGAGGTCTTCTGTTCCACTGGTTGCTGTTTCGACTTCAAACCGCCCTTGCGCTTGATTGTTCGAAGCTTCACGGCAAGGCTCTCAAGCTCTTCTATGTCGATTTTCCTGAAAGGCTTTCCAACAAGGCGGGGATTCATACAAAAATTGTCAACCCGCACCCAATCCGTAGTGTCGACACCGAGCTGCTGCATCAACTTCAAACATACGCTGCGCCTTCGTTTGAGTTCCTTATGTATAGCCTCCCTGTGCTTATCAAACCCCGTCACTCGCTCCATATCGTTGCACATCGTGTTGTACTCCTGCATGGAAGTCTCACGCAGATGGATTGTTCGACCGTGGGTATATTGCTCCACCAGCGTCTCCTTATCTGCGCCGGGCATCTTTTTTAGCAAGGTATAAAACCTTGCGTAGTTCCTGTCTTCTCCCATAATTTCTCTGATTTCCAATCTTTATAGTTCTGTCGGGCTTTAGCTACTGCCTCGGGCAAGGTACCGTTGATGTCGCCGACACCGAACAGGGGGACACCATTCACGCATGCATATAGCTCGCCATTGAATTCCATTACCTGCACGACTTCACGTGCCTCTGCGTCGAGTTGTGTCTGACGTTTGTACTCTATGCTTGCAGCACGTTGTTCGTGCCACACTTGAATACGTCTCTTGATTTCTTCTAAAAAGTTGCTCATAATCGTTTATATTAAATTGATGTAAAACTTATTCCCATTGATATAGCCCTGCGCTCCATCACTTCCGAGCGATGAGTTGCCGCTGTTATGAACGCCTCATTGGAAGCACGGGCTATCTCATAGCCTTTCTTTCGCAAACCATTACGGAGGCATATTTTCTCTTTCGGTGCCTGCACCACCCGAAGCTTTGTCTTTTGCTCCAAACCGAATATCACTCTGCGCTTCTCCGCCTTGAAGGTTTTCTTGCGCTGTTCGCCAATGTGGCGGTGCATGGCTTTAAAGGCTTCTGCCGACATTTTATCCTTCTGCCGTTCTCCTTTCTTGAACTGGTAAGCCTTGCCGTAAATCAACAGGTTCTTCGCTCCAGCATTGCCACCATTGGCTCTGTTCCTTCTGGCAGCGTGTTCGGAAGCATTTCGCTGCATGGCTTTTGTAAATTCCGGGTGTTTCACCAATCCCATCTCCCGCGCAATCCTCACTACTGTTCTGTGCGAGATACCAAGGTGTTCTGCCACTTCCGCATTTTTGGTGTTACAGAAGTTATCGCGCATCCATTGCTGTTCTGCTTCAGATAGGATTATTTTGCTGTATTTATTTCTTTCCATTGCTATTCTTCTGCTTTCCACTCGACGGTTATCACGGCGTCGAGTCTGCCGCTGCCCTTACATATCGGACACTCTTTCTTATAGCGTTCCTGCCACTCGTCTTCCTGCCAGTGGTAGCCGTTGCCTTGGCAGTATGGGCACTGGTGTCCACGGCTCTCGATATGGTCTGTCATACCTCCACCTGGAGTCATTCGACCTGGTTCAATTTCAATTATCCGTCTTTCCTTGCTCATATAGTCATAGATTGTTACTTGTTTTCAAAATCCCTTCTTTCCACACAACATAGTGGGTACCTGCCGAACCGACGCTTCTACCTAAGCAGTAGGCTTTATACCCCATAACCCGAATCTTCATATCGCAGATATATCTCAGGCTCACGGCAGGCTTCCCCATTGGCTCGCTCTTATATTCTTGGCTTATGAAGATGAAGCACTTGCGACTGAACCTCTTCATCAGCGCAACGGCAGATGAGTAACTCCAACCAAAATTATTACAGCCCACCTGAAAGGAATCAACGATAATGAACTTTGCGGACTTTGGTTTGGCAAGTCGCGTTTCAAGCTCCTCTATAGCCTCGTCATCTATAACTCGGAAACGCCCCTGCACCTCATTCATGTTCAAATAGTCCATACGACGCTGGAAAGGTTGGGTTACACCTTCTTCATAGCTCATATAGAGCACAGGACCGTACTTGCACAGTTCTTTGCCCAACTGCATCACGAACGAGCTTTTACCCTGAGCACTGGCACCGCTGATGAACCAGGAAGCATTCTCAGCTGGAAAACCAAACGGTTCACTCCATTTCTCACCCCACGGTAGGGTTACCCATTTCTTGGCGGCAATGTCTTTCGGACTGTACGCTCGTTTGACCATTACTCCTTGTCTTTTTTCAGATTTTCAATCAGCAAGTCTGCAAGGTCTACTGCAACAGCAACGATGTCTTTCGGTTCCTCAATGACACCTGTTTTCTTGGCGATCTCAAGTGCTGTCTGATAAACCGTCGGAAGACATTCCTTGGCGATTTCATATCTGCGCTGTTCCCAGTCTATCTCGTTTTGCTTGGCCATTTCCTTACGCATGCCGATAACGGCTTCCATAGCCTCCATTTCTATTTTTGTCATATTATCTAAGTATAATAGTTAGTCCCTTGTCTGTAATCTCCACATCATTGCGGTCAAAATCATATTCCTCATCATTATTTTCATCATAGTATCTGAAGAAATCGTTAATCTGACCTTTTGCGTATTCTCTCAATTCTCCAAGACTGGTATCCTCGGGAACATACCCTGTATACTTCATTACAATGCTTACACGTTTCATATTATGCTCCTTTCTTTATTTTCTCAATTTCCGTATATACTCTTCTAAGGCCGCCTCCGCTCTTGCGTACTATCTTACCGATGTCCGTGCCTTCCGGGGCATTCACCTTAGCTACGATGCGAGCCTGTTCCTTAAGGAAGTGCTCGCGTTCCCTGCCATCATCAGGCGTTACTTTGCTGTATCTGTCGCCATAGCGTGAGAGCATCTCGGTATAGCCCACTTTCTTGCATTCTATCGAGCGGTTGATTTTCTCCTTCAGTCCGTCAGCCCCCATCATATACCATGCGCAGCATCGCTCGGTGGCATTCCAAAGGGCTTTGAGTTCCAAGAAAGCCTCATATTGCAAGTCGCCGGCTTCATCCAAAATGATGAGAGGTGTGTCTATGCTGCGTAGGTAGTACACAAGGTCATCGTACACGTCCGAATATCTTCCCTTGCTGTCGACACCAAACTCGGAAGCTACCTTTCTGATGAGCTTCAGCTTCGTCTTCACCTGCGAGCAGTCGATATAGACGGCGTTCCTGTGGTGTGCCACGTAGTAGCGTGCCGTAAAGGTCTTGCCTATGTTGGGCATGTCGCACATGATACCGCTAAGGCTTGACTGCTGCGAGAACTCCAACTGGGCGGTGATATACTCGAAAGTGGCCGTCTTGGCAGGTTTCCACTCTATTTCACCCCTGAGGCTCACCCCAAGACGGCGTGCGATGCCTATCCAGTTGGCGTCGCTCAGGGCTTTGTCTGTCTGGCCGTTCTTGATACTGCTGTAAACCGAGGTACTTATACCAAGGCTTGCCGCATGTTTGGCGTCACTCGGATAGTTGGTGCGGTTCAGTTTCACCGCGTCCAAGATTTTCTGTTTTTGCACTTCTGTAATCATAGTTCGAATTGCTGTGCAAGTGAGTGCAAATGAACTTGCTCGTTTTGCCGAGCAAAGCCAGCAATCAGCTTGCTAAGTCATTTATAATGTTGTTTTAATATGCTTCTAATCCCATTTTGCTATAATCAGTATCAGGAATATAGCTTAGTTCTTCTTCCTGCTCTTGCACTTGCGGCAGTTCAAGAGGGTATTCTTCCGCAGACACAGCCTTCTGGACTGTCATCTTGCCCACCTTGGTGATGGCATTGTCGCGCAGATACTTGTCGAAATGTGCCACATACTTCCGTTGCTCAATGAATGCTTCCTTGTCCGCCTCGGTCTGTTCCGCCATCACACGGTTGTAGGTTGTAATACGGTGCAGCTTGTCGATGTATCTGTCGCCTTGGTAGAGGAATATGTCCGTGGGCTTTCCCTCATCGTCAGGCAGGTAGTAGGCGGTTACCTTATAGTTGTTCGGTGCAAGCCGTTCAAGCACCTCGGGACCGCTTATCCACCAGTCCTCATGTGCTACCCTTACGGTCGAATTCCTACGGATGCTCGTTTCCACACACTCACCGATGTAGCGGCTCAGTGTCAGCTTGTCCAATGGACGGAGCGTGGGGTTAAGCCTTGCTACGAGTACATCCCAACGGCTCATGCCCGGATACATCTTTTGATTGGGGTGTGGCATGTGGTTCCACTCATCACAGTCCCGGCGGTTGTCAGCCACGAGTTCCTCGAAGGTATAATACTTCTTGTCCTCCCATGTGTGGTTGCCACTGTCGCTGATTTTTTTCTGTTCCACCCTTCGTGCACCCTTATTATGCCAACGTCCGATGCCTTCGTGGTTCTTATGCTCCACGGTTGTCTTGAATGCGCCGTTTATAGGCTCCGCATACTTTTCTTGGTGATTCATCGGAGCACAGAAACGTACGAAACGAAAAACCTCTTCGGCTTTTAGAAACCCTTCCTTATACTTGCTCATCAGGTGCTGCTCCACCTCGATGCCTGCCGGCATACCCCATCCGTGTTTCTCTATCAGACGGAACATGTCCTGGAAGCATTCCACTACGAGCGAGTCATCCTTGCCACGACTGTAGGCAAGCCCTATACGGCACTGGCTCACCACATCGGTGGCGTAATAGGCATGCACATATTCGTTTCCTTTCATGCGACGAGGCAGGTCGACGTCATCCATTGTGATTTGGCTCAAAGAGAACTCGCCGCTATGGCGGTGCATGTGCGGCATGTCTTCGTGGTAGAATGCCGACCAACTTTTAAGGGCTTTGTTGATTTTTAATTTATTACTGGGCTTGTTCAGTATGTTCCTGATGGTGCTCTCGCTCAGTTCCTTGGGTTCTCCATTTTTATCTGTAAAATCGTCAGGATTGAACAGCTCGCCCGTTTCAAAATCCCACACATCAAGCTCTCCACATAGAAATTCTATGTACATCTTGTGTACATCACTGCCGTAAGGCTTGTTGGGAAGCACATAGATGCTCAGAATGAGCTGCTCGGCCTTGTAGTCCACCTTACGGCGGTGCTGATTGCCGAACTTGCCACTGATTAAACTGATATAGCCCTCACACTTGTACAGGTTCGCTTTCTTCCTGAAGCGCAGCGTACTGGCAGGGAGAGTGTGTCCCAGTTCCTCACGCAAGGTTTCGATGGTTTTTGCCATCATATCCCAGTTGTATCTACCACCGAACAGGCGTTGGCTGTCCCGTGCGCGTTCATAGAGCTTGATGCAGCAGTTCAGTACCGAGGCATTGATGATATACTCACGTTTCTTTTTCTCGTCAAGGTCGATACCTGTCTTGCTGCGATCATGGAAGAAGGCAACAGCAGCTTGGTCCCTTTCGTAATTGGAAAGTACCCACGTCTTGACACGAACCTCGTCGCCACCGGGATACATTTCCTCAACAGCCTCCTTGTATTTTGTCGGCAAACTGTCTATAGCAATCAGAGCACAACAGCCATTCGCACCACCTCCACGACGGACAACGTCTATCTGACCTTTCCAAGCCTTATATTTGTAATTAGGCTCGGTCATAATTCCGCTGTCCACAAGCTCGTGGTAGGATATGCAAAGTTTGTTACCGTAATACTCCATATTGCCTCCTTATAAAGCCTTTGCGAATTCCTGCATGGAAGGAATCTCGCTCAGATAAACCTTGCTGTAATCCTTTCTCTTGGAACCCTTGAATAAGATGATTCCCGTGCCAGTTGTCATGTTGGCTTCCAAGACGGCACCATTACTAAAGTACTGGCGCATCAGCCTCATTCCGTTTTCGGTAACATCATAGAAGATTTCCTCCTCAGGTACAGAAGCTTCTATCCAACCACCTTTCATTCTGGCCGTATGGCGGATTTTGCGAGAAAGCTCGCTGTCGCTGTCAAAGCTCAGTGCCCTGTTAATCATACGTTCTGTTACTCCGAACGCTTTCATAAGCATCCTTTTCACGTCCATTGTCGTTTGAATCTTACGTGTCATAATCTCACTTTTTTTTAAGATTTAATATTTGCTAATCTCGGCTATTTTTCGTATCTTTGGCCGCACGTTCCATTGGAACACGCCGCAAAGATAAACGTTTTGCATAAACAAACCAAATATTTTGGCAATTATTTTACTCGAAATGTTTAATTATGGAGAAAAAAGATAGATTATTAAGCCTAATAGACCATTACTCTGGTGGTAATAAGTCTGAATTTGCTCGGATGATAGGGGTATCTCCACAAGCAGTTAACACTTGGATCACCCGCAATACCTTTGATATAGATATTATTTATGCAAAATGTTTAAACGTGTCTCCCGACTGGCTTCTCACAGGTAAAGGGAATATGCTTAAAGAGGAGGAAAAAGAAGATGCCTCCGCCCCAATAGTCAGCCATGACCCCAAAATGGGACAACCTTATTACGATGTTGATTTTCTTGGTGGTTTCAGCGAGGTTTATAATTCGCAAGTCTCATTGCCAGCCCATAATATCATCGTACCCAGTTTTGACAGAGCCAATCTTTGGTGTAATGTTACCGGACATTCTATGGAACCAAGAATAAGCCACGGTGATATTATAGCTCTCCGCCCATGCACTATAGACGACATTCAATACGGCGAGATGTATGCAGTGATTCTCGATACCATCCGCACCATCAAGATTCTTCGCAAAGGCTCCTCTAAGGGCTTCCTCCGATATGTTCCCATAAATCCTAATTTCGATGAGCAGGAGTTCGCTGTCAGCCGTATCATAAATGTATTTGAAGTTATTGGTAGCATCAGTAAATTTTTCTAAATACAACTATTTTATGGCTATAATTTTTATTATCATCGGTTGCTTGATTTTGTATGTCGTATACAAGAATTTCAAAGCGAAAGGTCTTACGCATAAAGATGATGCAAATATAAAGGTGCATATTCTTACCTCAACTGATGGCGAAACTTTTCATGAATCCAAAGACATTGACTATAAATCTCATCGAGAACAAATGAAATTGAGAGATAAAAGACGTGAGAGAAAGCATATCATTTGGAGAGTGTTACGTTTCATGGTTACATACAAGTCTTTGATGGCTGAAACTACAAATTTCTATCAATTTAGGGATAATTACGCCGCCTTTAAGACAGCAAAAGGAGAAATGCGTAAAAGGCATCCGGACACAAACGCATTAAACACAGCCATTAGGTTTTGCCGTATGGAATACTTTTATGAAACTTGTGATCACAAACTTACAGATAATGATATTCAATCCTTATATAAATGGAGAGAACTGAATATTAATGAAGAGGAACTATTGAACAATGTCCTTACTTCTTTCGAGATGTATTGGAAAGAGGTTCTCGACTCTTATGTTCGACCATCTGCGCGGACTAATCGTATAAACTACCTCATTCAGGAATTGGCAAATATTAGGGAGATGAAAGAGCTGCAACCGTATCCGATTATTCTAAGTCGAATAGACCAGATGCAACAGCAATACAATGATATACTGCATTCATAAAACAACGAGAAGTACCCCCAGCACTCCTTCAGTCCCTCTCACTTCCTCTGCCCCCCCCTGTTTTACACCAGAAAAAACAGTAAACAGCCTGATATAGCGTTATTTAATAAGGTGAAACTAAAAATATAGTGGTATTTAGGGGGGGGCTATCGACACTAAAAACGCACTTATCTTTGAAAAAGTAATATCTTTACCCCCTTGTATCGCACCCCTTTAAAACCTACTTTACTAACCCCAGTTATCGAAAAAACTAACCCCACTTTTTAACCCCACCCTTAACCCCAGTACCTAAAATTGCTCATAAAAGCACAAAAAAAAGATGATAAAACCAGTACGATTTTATCACCCTCTCAAACGGTGTTTTAATGCCATTCTAAGCCCTTTATTTCTTAGTCTTTATACGTTGCTCCAGAACCGCCAGAAATGAGCGTAGATTGCTTTATTATAGCCTGTTTCGTTATGATTGTTCCATTTCCAGAAAGCCCTGCATGGAGCAAATAATTACGTGTAGCACCCACCTGTTCAGGCGTAAATACTGTATAAACGGCAGAAATACTGCTGAAATACCAGTCTTTCCGCTTCGTTCCCTTTAATCCGTGTATCAAATGTACGTGTATAACTTTTGCCATAACTTATATTTTTATGATGCAAATATACTAAATAATAATTATATGGAATAAAATAACTATTTATTTTTTTCATAAAGCACACAAGAAAGAGCGATACTCCGCCCTCTATTTGCTCCGCTATGCATCTATTTAAACCATTTGTAAGCTTGTGTAAACTTTTTGCCAATGTTTTACGCCTCAACACGCCTAAAATGTAAACCAAAATTAAAGCAATGTAAACGTTTCGTTTTACGGGCGCATAATCCTACAATCCGTGTAACTCGTTGAAAAATAAAACGTTCTACCATTTTTATCCTCAGTTCATTTTATACGCTTCGTTCTGTGCCCCATATTTACGCAAAAAATTTGTACTATAAAAATTTATTAGTAACTTTGTATCGAAAGCTCTATACCGTATATTCACAATGCTTGCATTACGAAAATGTGTGGTAATGGAGCCAAAGATATTAATCACTAAGTATTAGGACATTAACCAAAAAATCCCTATGGATATCGCAAATAAACTAATAGCGTTTTACAATCATCTGAATGCAGCTGATGTAAACAGAACCATTTTTTCGGTAAAATTAGGCGAAAGAAATTCCGAATTTATAGAAAGGTTTAAAGAAAAGTATAGCAACCAATACGCATTTTATACGCTTACGCC